CTGTATTGGTGTTATAAGCGATAACCGAAAATACAGGAACTGCCGTACCCGAAGTAATTTCAGTTTTTTCAATAGAAAAAGTATACTCTGTATTAGATTGCAGACCCTCCGATAAAAGCAACGGATAAAAGGTATAGGGTGATGCTCCGGCATTTAATTGAATTTGCTTACTATTCCGAACATAATTACGTCCGCCGAACTGGATAGCAGATACAGCTAGTTCTATCTGATTCGGAGTCTGATCAATAAGCGATTTTAATGTTTGCCCTGATCCTACATCGTTAATACCTGTTTTTTCGATTATCCGTGTAAAAGATTCATCTGTTTCTTCTACCCAGTTACGGCTTGCACTCCAATTAATACGAATCCAATCTGAGCCATTCCATCTTCTAGTAACTTGATATTTATTCTTCGCTAAGTCTACATTTATATTCCCATCAAAATCGGTATACGACTGCATATACCATAAGTCTCCTGCTCTAAAGCCGCCACTTGGAACTGATGGTATTGTATCTTGAAGAAATATTCTATTCTTTGAATCCGCTGTATTCTGTGCCTGATCAATCCTTGCTTGTGTATCTTCGGGAGCTTCCGTCCAGTCTCCTGCTTTACTTGCTTTTTCAAGTTGTACGTTTGTCCATTTCATTGTACGATTAGATGCTGAACCTGCGGGTCCTGTATAAAGCAATAAAGAATCTCCATTGTCAGGTAAATCTCCTGTTCTGAAAGTATAAGATTGTCTGCTTTGAGATACAGAAAGAAAGAAGCCTGTACTACCTTGATTGGTAGATGTATTATATACTAGAACCGAATAGTCAGCAACGTTAGTACCCGATAATATTTCAGACTTACCGACTGAAAAAGTATACTCAGTATTCGGCTGTAAGCTTTCTGATAAATGTAATTGCAAAAATGTATATTCATTAGGACTGCCACCGACCGATAATTCTTTACTGTTTAATACATAATTACGTCCGCCGAACTGGATAGCATCTATAGCATCCTGTCCGATATACTTTGTAGATATACTCCAGTCTGAATTCACAAATGAGCCTGATAGCCTGGATGTATTCGCTTGCTTAATTATTCCATCATAAGTAATCCAAATATCCCCTTTTGAATAAGGTACATTTGGATAATCTGCAACAGATATAGATTTGAAAGCAGTACTCTTTGCATCTACTTTAGTGATAGTTTGATTAATTAGACCAGCCTGAACGCTTTGCTCAGTTTCGATATTGTTAACTTTTCCATTAAGAGAATCGAAATTGGATTGCGAGACTTTCGCATTAATCTCATCATTGAGGACGACTAAAGCTGCTGATGTTTCGCTGTATTTCTGTATTGCATCATCGGCTGTATTCTGTGCCTGATCAATCCTTGCTTGTGTATCTTCGGGAGCTTCCGTCCAGTCTCCTGCTTTACTTGCTTT